TCCGCCGTCATAGTCAACGGCAAGATTTTCTTTTTTAAGTAATTCAGCAACATTTCCTTGTTCGCAAAATATATCGCCTAATACTCTACCATATTTATCAGTCCCATACGATTTCAATGTTATATCCCCGACCAACCATTCTTTTAATTTTGACTTAGCAAGCAGTCCAAGTTTTTTTTCTTTTGCTCTATGTGGTTGTCTTTTTGTGTTAATTCGTGATTCTGGAGTGTCAATGCCTGCGATACGCACAGATTTTTTATGCAGTTGAACAGAAAAACCTAGATCAATAGTTTTTAAGCGAACTGTATCTCCGTCAATAACTTTTTCAAGTATTACTTTGTATACAAAAGCGTCTGGACTTGTCATTTATCATCAGGCGTATGTGAAGCACCAAAATAAAAAGATATGATTGCACTTGCTAAACCACCCAGATAACCAAGCACTAAATTTATAAGTGCCTCGCTGTTTTGCTCTGGTGGTTGTAGTGTTACTAAAAATATGTAGCCAAGAAAACCCCCTATGGTTACTAAGCCTATAATTCTTGCAGTCCAATCTTTACTAAACAAACCTCTTGCGTTTTGTTTGTCTTGTGTTTCTAATTTAAAAACATCAACATCAAGTTCCTTCATTTTAACTTCAAAATCTTGTTCAGCTTTTTTAAGTTCAAGCATTTGTTCTGGTGTTGCATTTTGTATTGCTTGTTGTATAGATTTTTGATCGTTTGATACACCCAAAACATCAGCAATCATATTTGCTGCCATGCCACCCATAGGTCCGCCTAAGGCTGTACCAAGAGTAGGTGCTACTGTACCAACTATATTTTTAAGTATATTTTTCATATTAAACCAACATTGATGTTACAACTGCTATAGACAAAGCGCCAAGAAAACCAAACACGCCAAAGGTTGCAGTTTTTATTGTTAAATTAATTCTAGTAATTTCTTCTTTGATGTCTGAAAATTCATTGAAAGCGGTTTTCCAACGCTCATGTGATATTGTTTCTAACTTTGTAAGCCTTTCTGCAACATCTTTGACTGTCATTTTTTTTATTGTCATCAGATAGTATATATTTTCAAATAATCTTTTTTACCTTTTACTTTTATAGGTTTTAGTGATTTTAACTCAAAATCACAATTTTTTGCAGTATTTTCACCAATCAGTATATCCTTGCCAACTTCTTTAGTTGCTGATTCAAGTCTTGCGGCTGTATTTACTGCATCACCAATAGCAGAATAATCAAACCTTGTATCTGATCCCATGTTGCCTATGACTGCCTCACCAGAGTTGACACCAATACCAATTGCAACTGGTTCTGGTAAAGTTTTTTGTAATTTATGTATAGCTGTTCTCATATCTTGTGCGCAAGCTATTGCTCTTTTTTCATGTTCATCAATGTCCAGCGGCGCATTAAATATTGCCATACAAGCATCACCTATAAATTTATCAACCATGCCACCATGAGCTTGTATGCAAGTTACCTGTTCTGTCAAAACTTTGTTCATAATATCTGTCACTTGTTCTGGTGGTAATTTTTCAGATAGATTTGTAAAACCTCTGACATCTGTAAATAAAAAAGTGCAGTATCTTTTTTCACCACCAAGTTTCAAAAGTTCTGGATTGTCTTGTAGTTGTTTTACTTGTCTAGGATCAAGATAATGTTCAAATTGTTTTTTGATCTGCTGACGCAGTTTATATTGTTTTTGGTAGTTCAGATAGAAAGCAATAGTAGATGTAAAGATTTGTGATACAAAAGTCCATGAAAAATCCAATAAAATGCCCTTTTGGATGCTAAAAACGCCTGAGAAGCCCGTAGTGAGCAAGAAAATTACAACTATACTTGCACCCTTAACTACATTGAAATAATTGATTGTGAGCCATGTCAGAGTGACAAAAATTGTCAAAATCAAAATTTCGGCCGCTTTTGACCAATCAGGTATGTATGGAGAGTTTTGCACAAGTATTGATTCAGATAATGCAGCTTGAACCTTATGTGGTTCTACTAAACCAACTGGAGTTGCAATTTGTGGCATAACGCCATTTGCAGTTACGCCAACAAAAACAAACTTACCTGCGACATACATTTGTTCAAGAGTCGTTTGTGGAGTATCAACCCAACTAATCCACTTACGACCTAAACTATCTGTTTTGACTGGAGGTATTCCTCGTATTGATATTTCTTCAATACCATTATCATTAGTTTTTATAATGTAAGTTTCTACGCCTAATAAAGATTTATATATTTGCGTTCCAAAACTAGGTATCCATTCGTTGTTTGGTGTTTTAACCAATAAAGGTATTCTACGAACTAGATTGTCAACATCTGTGGGAGCAACGGCTAAACCTTGTAAAGCGTGGTTTGAAAGTAGAGGTAGGTTTTCCTTCACTCCCGAAGAAATTATACCACCATTATCATTACCAATAACAACTGTGCCTGGTGAACTTGGATAGTTGCCACTGCCATCTTCAAACATAGCTAAAACAGATGGAGCAAACTGTAATGATTCTGCAAATATTTCATCACCGCCCATACGATCAGCTTGTGGAAAACTTACAACCCAGCCAACACCTATTGCACCATTGTTTATTAAATCTAGCTGAATCTCAGCTAATCTTTGTCTTGGTAATGGCCAACCACCTTCACGCTCTATATCATCTTCAGTAATATTAAGTATGACAAAATTGCCTGATTCTTCTGGAGTCTTGACAAAAACATCAAACACTTTTAGTTTTAGTATTTCTGTAGGCGTTGATTCAAAGATCAAAGGCAAAGAAAGTAATATAAGTAAAGGTAATAATAGTTTGTTCATTTAATCACTCTGAGTGATAGTAATTATACTATCGCTACCTCCATTTATTTTAATGACATTAGATACACCATCTTGTATCAAAATTACTGTATAAGCATTACTGCCATTGACATCAACTCTTACGCTTTCATTTACCTGCCTACGCAAACTAACAACATTACCTGTAATCAAAGCAGTTATTTGTGTGTCTGGATCTTTACCCAGCAAAGTACCAACAATTTGTGTGCTTGTTGCTTGTGCTAGCACATCTTCATCTTCATCTATTGCCAAAGCATCTAATACATTTAGCAAATCTTCAAGAAAGTTCACATCAAGATAATTAATATCAAGTTCAGTAAATTCTAAACTATCATTATCTAAATAATCTTCTGCTAAATAATCTATATCAAGATCATTAAAATCTAAGACACTATCTGCTCTTGTTGTAGTAGTTTCTTCTTGAACCAATGCTTCTTCTTTTGGTGGTGACACTATCAACATATTATCAATAATATCTAGTGTCAGATCCAAAATAACTGGTTTAGTAGGTGCTGATTCAAACACGCTTACAGTTGTTGCCTCGTAGGGTTTGTTAAGTATGACAGTTCCCATAGCTGTAACAACTTCTATTTCACCACTAGATAAACCAAAAGGATCTGGTAAAAGAATAATTAGACTTCTGCCAAGTTCATCTACAGTTGCAGTAAAGTCTGTGCCACGAATAGCTATATTTGCTGTTGGTGTTTTGAGTGTTATGTTTTGTTTGTCAATACGATTGAGATTGCCTGTAATAAATCTAGCCGTGCCAAGACCAAAGGTGAGTGCCATTTTTGCTTTGCTTGGGTCTGGATCATATATGTATTCGTCAATAAGTAATTGTGACCATTCTGTAAGTTTGACAGTAGATTCATCAAGAAAAGTAATTGCCATACGGCCATCTTTGGTTATGGCCTCATCATTGCTTTGTATAGCAAAATCAACATCAGCAACATAGGATTTATCTCTGACTATTTCGGCCGTGCCGTTTAGTTCAGATATATCTCCAATATCAACAGCTTGTGCTTGTACCTTGGTCGTTTTGAATGACGCAAACAGTAGAAGCAGCAGTACCAGAAATGGATATGATTTTAAGCCAGTCATTGTCTTGGGTGCTTAGTTGTGAGATATTAAATGTTCTTGATCCGCCTGTGTGGTCCAAGTAAAAATATCCTCCAGCTGATGCTGTAACACCTGTGCCAGTATAAGTAACAGCATTATCTGAACCATCAATATCCATATAATTAGTTGCGCCATCTATATTTATGTTTGAAGTGATATTGTTGTTAGATCCGTTAATTATCCAATCTAAATCTAGTTGTGAAGCCAAAGCGGTTGTGCCTTGGTTTAAAGTAAAGGTATTACCACTACCTGTAACATCTACATACTGATTTGATCCGTCAGAACTATAAGTATCTGTTGGATCTACTTGAATGGTGAAAGTATTAGTGCCACCATCAAACTCATAAAAACCTGTAAAAGTATCAGCAAATATGTCACCAAGAAATTTATTTGTCGCACCAATCATGTTTATATCTAATGTCATGCTGTTGCCATCTAAATCTAAGGCTGTAAGATCACCAGCTGTAGAATTTAAACCGCCAATAATATTTGATATACCAAGTTGTTCCAGGTCTATGTTTGCACCTGTACCTGATTGATCTATGTAAATTTCATTGTCAGCCGCGTATGTTGTCAATGCAGTCAGCATCACAATCAGGCTTATTAATTGTTTCATGTTTTAATTCTACTCCTTCATTATTGTTTTGTAAAACCCAAAAACCTTTTTTATAACCTTGTTCTATAATCTCTAAGACAGCGCCCTCTATAGCTTTCATCAAAGCTATGGTTGATGATTCGTTGCTGGCGTTACCAAGTTCTATTTCAACTAACTCGGTGTTTGCCTCTATGAATCTAAATACATCTTCAGATTTACCATAGCTAAATATAGTTTTTTGACTCAAAACTTCTAGCAAAACCTCACCAGTTGCAACAGATACCATACGCAAACTAACAGTAATATTATCTTCTCTGTATTGAACGCTATTTCCAATGCCTAAATATCTTGCACCCGCACCACCACTTTCTAGGTTTGCTTCATAAGATATGACAGCGCCTTCAATCAATATACCAGCAAACAACAAAGGTCTAAGTGCTTTTTTCTTTTCTTCTTCTGTTGCTGTCTGTTCTCTTGCTGATCTTATTAGTTGACGCTCTTTGGTTAAATTATCTAAACCAACTCGTTCAACAACTCTAAAAAACTTGCCGTCCCCAGCATGCTTCAAGGCTCTTATTAACAAAGCATTGGGCTGTTGTGTAATGGCTGTACTAAACAAAGCAAACTCACTATTGCTTTTTCTTTGTCCTGTCTGATCTGTAAAGGCTGTAGGATAAACCGCCACTACAGGACTCACTAGGGGAATTGCTGCGTTTTTTAACTCAGGGGATTGCAAGTCCTGTATTGACGCTACATCTTTTGCTTCAAACCTTTGCTCATAGGTATCGTCTAGTTGGTAAAATAAAGAACAACTAGAAAGTAAAAGTACCGATAGGTATAACGATAGTTGTGACTGTTCCATCTGACTCAGTTATTGTAAGGGTTAATGTTGTGCCATCACTTGTATATTCTATGGTATTACCCTCTAAAGTTATAGTGCCAGAGCTTTGTGGCGTTTCACCAAATAAATTATTTACTAACTGTCTTGATAGTTCTGCATAGACTCTTGATTCAAGATTACGCATAAATCTAGCAAGTGTAGAGTTTTCTTTGTCCCTTTCAATTTCATCTTGTAAGGCTTTAATTTCTTCTTTTATTGTAAGTTTGCGGGTATATTCTTGATTTTCTATGGTTAGATAATGACTTGATGTGCCTATGCCATTAAAACTTGGCGACTTAAATTTATGAACTATCTGATCTGCTTTTATATTTATTGCAATCATACTAATAAATAATAAAAATCCTATAACACATACTGCGTATAAAATTCTTAGCTTTTCTATTTCTTCTGCTTGTATTTGTTTTTTAGTCTTTCCTTTGGTCATCCCTGTCCGCCTTTGCTAATTTTTCAATATCAATTAAGTTTGGAACACCTAACAAGGTTTTTAACAATACATCCTGTCTGATACTTTGATTGTCAATGGCTCTGACCCTATCAATAAGACTTACAATAATGCCATATTGACTGTCTAATTTAGTTGTCACGCGTTCTTCCATAGTATCTAAACTTGTTTGTACCTTGTCATCTAAGGTATCTAACTTAGTTTCCATACCATCTATGATCCTGTTGATAAGTTTCCAAACAAAAACTCCAAGACCAAGCGCTGCCGCTATTGGAAAACCAACCTCGGTAATTAGTGCAACAGCATCGCTCATTTATGAGTTTTTATAACTTCAAAGTCTGCTGTTTGTGAAGCCCCTTTGTGTGGCACAAACTTACCTTTGTTTTTCATTAATTTGTAAGATTTACCAACTTTCATAAAGTGGTAGCCTTTTGGTGCTTTTACTTTCATTACTTTTTCTTTTTCTTTTTGGCTCTAAGTTTTGCAAAATCAGCACCCGTAATTTTATTACGAGGCTTTGCTACCCGAGCAAGTTTTTTTTGTTTGGGTGAATATTTTTTAAATGGCATAATTATTTACCTTTTTTCTTTTTACCTTTTTTCTTTTTCTTTTTTCCTGTGTGATACATATTACTTCTCCTTTTTCTTTTTAGTTGTTTTTTTTACTCTAACAGTTTTGTAAGCCTCATTCACCTTTGGTGTAGACTTATCGTCAGGTATGTATTGGCCTTTTTTGTTTCTGGTTCTAACTTGTACCTGTTCTGTATTAGTTAGTTTACCCCATAAGTTACTAAAAAATTTCATAATATTACTCCTATTTCTTTTTTTTAATAATGGTTTTTACATTTGTTGGTTTACCACCAACGCCTTGTTTTACAGCCCGCTTTCTTCTTACTGCACTAGCTATTTGTTTTGCCGTCATTTTGGCAGCTTTTGCTTTGGGTACACATTTTGGGTATTTTCTTTTGCGATCAGATTTAAGTTTTGATCTGCCACACTTTTTGTAGCCGCCACCTTTTTTAGGCGCGCCAATATCTACCCATTCTTCTTCAAACCATTCTTTAAGTCCTTTGGCCATTATCTATACCCGCCGCCTCTTTTCTTGTATTCACGAACCAACCAAGCATTTGCATAAGCACTTGGATATACCTTAAATTTTCTTTTTGCTTCAGCTTTCACTCTAGAATATAAAGTTGGGTTTGTAGGAGTTGGACCTTTTTTCTTTTTTGCCATAATAATTTACCAGTTTTTACAAGACCAATATCTTGCTGTTAGTTTACTTGGTGGACTTGTGTCGCACTTATGTCTAGCCCTAAAAGATTTTCTTCTAGCTGGACTGCCTTTTTTGATTTTCATGTTGGGATCGCCAAAGCGAATAAGTTTTGTTTTGTCACCTTGCTTTGCTAGAACAGCAAACTTCTTTGATTTACCAGGCGTTCTTTTTGGTTTGTTGTAACCGCTAAACCTTTCGCCTCTATATGTTATTGCCATTAATGTAACCTCTGTTCTTCTATAAAAATCACTTTTGAATCTTCTTTTATCTCACCTCCAGACAAAATTGTCAAAATTTGTAACGCGTGATCTTCATTTTTGGCCATTATATCTCTTGCTATATAAACTAAATCTCCTTCAAGAACTTCTAAATTATATATTTTGTGTTGGCACATTGTTTGTAAACAGTCCTTGGGCTTGATTCTTCGCAGTCTGTCTTATGACTTCACGATCTCGCTCCATAATAGCGTTGATTTCAGCAATATTTATTTGTGATCCGTATTTACCTTGTAATTCTATTGCTTTCAATCGGATCTGGGCCTCTTCTATGTCCCTTTGCCTATCATCATCCATAATTATTTTCATTCTGTCTGTTTCAGCGTCTATGATTGCTTTTTGTGCCAAGTTTTGCGCTTTTTGTGCTTCAGCAGTAGCTAAAATTTCTTCCGCAGACGGCTTTTGTGCCTCTGGCGGGGTGGGTGGTAGTGGCGGAACTTCTGTATTTATAAAGGATTGTGCGTCCTGGAAGCCCGCCATTTCTATCATTCTAGTCAAAGTATTGGCATATTGTTGTAAATTTACCAAAGGATTGTTTGGTCCAAGCGTAGTCATTATTTGCTCTTGTTTGCCTGCTAAAGAAGTAAGAACTTGGAACTTTTCTTCGTCAGATGACTTAGATATGGCCACATTGACTACAATATCCTTGTCATTGTCCCAATATCTTGGATCAACTGGTACAAATTTGCCGTTTAATCTAAACACATCTTGTGCGTTTTGGTGCTTGATTACTAAATTATTGACTGTTTTGAACATAGTTTTTAAACCACCTTCTGCAAAATGCCTACAAATTAGTTCTACTCTGCCTTGCGCACCGCTCATAGTTGCTGATACAGCTGCTTTGGTTGTAGATTGTAGGGCATCTGCGTTTAATCCAGCGCTTGCCTTTGATACACCAGTTCTGTTTTCTTTTTGTTCGTCTAAATAACCAAGAACAGGAAAAGCCTCTTTACCTACAAAAGGCACTGCAAAAGGTTGCACCATGCCTGGCGCTCTCATTCTTATTGGTTGTCCTATGTCTGTGTTTAATACATCATCAATATTAACTTGTCCTTCAACGATACCCATTCTTGGGAAAATTGAATGACCAAGCGAATCTAAAGTATCACGCATAATTTGTGACTTAGCTGCTTGAATGGGTTTGAGATAGTCAGCTGGACATGAGCCGATAGCTGTATGTGGTTCTGGATCAGGACAGAACATACAGATTGGTAAGTCATCCCATTGTTCTACCATCAAAACATGAAGTCCGTCACCAACAGTACATACTCTTACACGCTCGTCTATGCCGTCATTATCAAAATCAAAAAATAAATAATGCTCAATGTATAACACATCTTTACCGCCTGGGTCGGCTCTATCTGGATACACCATATTGTCGTATGGGTTTCTTGCTTCTTGTTCTTCGTAGCTTTGTGGGTCAATAGCGCTACCGCCATAGCCAGCGTACTGCATCATTTCTTCTTGGTCATACCCCATAGCAACTAAATCAGATACAGACTTAATCATGCGGTGCGCAACATAAGATGAAGTTTCAAGATCGCGTGCGTGTCTTGATATTAAGACTTCTTCTGGTGGTATTGCTTCAATACACACTTGGTCTTTTGGCATAAGCCTTCTAATAGTTAAATCATAACTGGTAGGAATCTCTTGGGTAATCTCTTCTTCTGTTACAGGGTCAATCGTAGTAATAGATTCTTTGGTTGCTTTTTCTTTTAGTACCTCAACATTTTTGTCAAGTATCAAGGCTTGGTAAGACTG